TATCAGGATATTTTAATGTAATATTTGATACTAAATTATTTATATTGTTTGATGGTGCCTCTGCGTAATAAACTGCTCCTTCAACTAATGGCGCTCCCGTTGAAATAATAAAAATTGTTTGTGTATCCTGATATTCTATACCTGTAATAATATCATCAACTCCTTGTGTAATATTAGGTCCAACCATTCTAAAATAATTAGGAACAACACTATTCCAATTAGAACTATTATCATATATACTATTTGAAAGAACAACTATTCTAAACGATGCTGAACCAGTTGCTATATTTGTTGATGGTTCTGTTTGAAATGAACCTGTATTTAATTGATTGATAGAACCTGTAAGAGTTGTATTACCATTTAATAATATGTTATTACTACCAGGTTGTAACCTTAAATCGTGTGTTGGTAATATTTGTATATCACCACCAGCGTAATAATTTCCATTACCAAAACTATCATATTTATTCGCCCATACATAATTTGCGTATAAATTAGAACCTTCACTTTCATTTCCTGTTACAACTAAATCACCTTGTATTGTGAAAGAACCTGATACTTGTAAGTCGTTTGTTGTTGCCCAAAATGAACCTGTCTGTGCGAATAAACTATCACCACTCGTTCCTGATGAACCATCGGTTCCACTTACACCACTTGTCCCACTTGAACCAGAGGTTCCACTTGAACCACTCTCACCTGATGAACCTGACGCTCCACTTGTTCCACTTGTGCCTGATGTTCCTGATGAAGAATATTGACCTAACGCTACAACCATTTCAGGATATGTTGCGTAAGTCATCGTTCCATCATTTAGAAATGTTGCTACATATTCTCCTGTGTTTTGACCTATATTACCTGCTGATACATTTATTTGGTCGCTATAAAATGTTCCTTGTTGATGTAAAGTTCCTACAACACCAACTGTATCTGTTGATACTTTAATAGGAATATTATTTCCTAAACCATCTTGTAACGATTGTGTAACAGATGTAACACCTGTGGTGCTGTCCGCTAATTTTATTAAACCTTGATAGGTTTGACTAATGTTATTACCAAATAATGTGCTCATATTCTAATATATTTTTATCCAACAACAGGGTATGGGTCTTCCCAATTAAACGCCGCTTCGTTCCAATCAACAAACGCTGTGTTCCATTTTAATTTAACTTTACAAGTTCCGTTAGGGTCGTAATAAACAAACATAACTGCGTCCTCATTACCACTTATATATGTATAGAAAGAAGTTGGGTTCTCATAAACTACCAGCTCGTCTTTTTTTTTTTCGTTCTCGTAAGTATCAAAACAAATCTCATCTTGTGGCATCAAACCTAATCCCGTTTCTACCATACTATTTGATAATAATGGGTCAAGATTTGTGGTGCTCAACTGGTCGTATATAGTATATCTATATTGTCCTTGTTTCAAATGTAAGTTACAAGTTGAACCAGTTAAAACCTCTGGCGCAAAGTTGTCCGTAGTGAATGTAAATGTATCGTATCTTGTTGCGTTTGGAATTGTTGCGTTGTAAGGAATAAAATATTTCTTTACATTACTATCCAAATTGGTAAGACACCATAAATAAGTTGGGTTATTTAATTCACTCTCGTTACTTACAGTAACATCACAAGAAACTAAACTATTTTGTTGAAAGTGTAACATAATTGTTAAAAAAAAGGGCGGAACTATTGCTCCACCCTATTTGTGTTCTTTATTTATTACGCTGCGATTAAATCAATTCCGTCTAACGCTGCTTGTAAATTGTTATTTGTTACAGAGATAAACGACGCTGCGTCTTTCTGTAAGAATGTTAAAACCACATCAGCACCAAATCTGTCCGCGAACGCTGTTCCCGAATGGAATGTGATTGCTGTTGTATCACCTCCGTCAAAGTTCAAACCGAACAAGATATACTCGTCTGTGTTTGTTCTAACGATTGCTTGAACCGTTCCACTCTTTGCTAAAAGAGAGAATTGGTTTCTCAACTGCGCTGTATAATCTCTAAACATCGCGTTGATTGTTTGTGTATAAACAACAGTTCCTTGTGCTGGGTCTGCTGCCATCGCTTCTGTAAAGTTTGAACCACCGCGATATAATTGAAACTCAACTAAATCACCTGAACCTGAAACTTCACTTACTACTTGTGTGTCGCCTGTTCCTGAATATGAAACTCCGTCAATAGGTGAAGAGAAGATATATAAACTTCTAATACCACCGACATTTGTTTTACAGCCAAGAGAGTAGGCACTTGATACGCTACAACTCATAATTTTTTATTTTTTATTTTTTCTTTTTTATTATTTTTTAATGGAGTGGATTTTACACCACTCCATAATTTGTTTTTCTATTACGCTAAACCATTAGAAATGATAGCATCAACACCTGTTTGTGCACCAATTCTAAATTGTGTCTTCATACGAACTTCTTGATTATCCATACTATACCACATTTTGAATGAAGAATAGTCACTTACTAAATCTGTTCCAATATAGAAATTATCTTTTTTACCGATGAATATTCTATTAGAACCAGTTAAACCGTGCACTGGTATTACTTCAAAGTTTGAACCTGGATGTAATATCTTCGCTTGTCCGTCACCTGGTGTTTGTAAGTAGAAGAAGTTTTTATTTCTAACCCATACTGTGTAGTTACGGAAGTTAGACCAAGACATAAAGATAGCACCATTTTTTGCTGCTGCTAAATAGTCAGGTGCATATTCTAACATCATATCAATACTATCACCGATGTTTGTTGATGTTACACCAGACGCTGCTGGAACGATTGTTACATTACCTGTTGCTCCTGTGTAGGCGTCACCTGTAAGTGCCAAGAAACCATCAAAACCTGTTGAACCTTCTGTTGCGGAGAACAATAATAATTCAATATTTTCTTTTACTTTTTCTACTTTGTAATTTACAAGATATTCAGCAAAAGGAATATCGTTGGGATTATCGTAGTATTGACCTGGTTTCAATAATGTTTGGTACCAGTATCCTTCTAACGCGTCTGTGCACAAACTCTCTTGATATTGTTGTTTGATAGATGTGATAGATTTTTGTGTGTAAGAAGTTGTATTACCTGAAAAAGGGTTCCAACCACAACCACCCGCTTGTGCGGTCATATCTGTTGATAAGATATTTAATTCTTGTGTTCCTTTAATGTTTGGGACTACTACTACTTGTTGCGCAAAGTCACCAGTTAAAATTGTTTCACTAATCAAGGTAGAGGTTCTTTGTTCTGTATAATCCTGTAACCCTGAAAGGTTGAAACTAAAATCGTATTTTTTTAAGTTACTCATTTTTTTTCTGTTTTATTTTTTTTTATTTTATTATTTGTTGAAATGTCCCTTCAACGCTTCTAACATCGCTACGCGGGGATTTTCACCACTACCAAATCTATAAGGTTCTGGTTGTGAGTTTCTTTTCAAAGGTTCTGCTGCTGGTTCTTTTTTGAACGACGCAAACTCTTCCTTCATTTTTTCTTGTTTATCTGTTACTGAACCAACCTTGTCTTTTAATTCTTTGATTGCTTCTAAACATTCCTTCATCATTCCGTGCACTGTTTCAATATTGACTACACCACCTTTTTCAGTTTCTACGGTTGGAACAGACATTTCTGTCTCCTCATCCGCTTCACTTTTGGTTTCATCAGTTCCAGGTAAATCAACATCCGCTTTCACTTCGCTGATTTTACCATTCTCATCAACAATAACAATAGAACCTGACTTTAATTCACACTCGCCTGCTGGCGGCATAAGTTCTTGTCCGTCTTTAACAATACGAATATCAGCACCTGCGGCTACTTTATCACCACTGATTTTAACTTCCGTTCCGTCTAAAAGGGCATCACTTACCATTTTTACATTTTCTGCCATAGTTTCTTTTTTATTTCCTTCTGGGTTTATTTGTTTTTCGGTTAGGTCTCTGTTTCCAGATATTACTGCGGCGATTAAACCTTCAATAACATTTAACACTCGTCCATCAATATGATACTCACCATCAGTTGCTGGTTTAATCATACCATCTTTTTCAACGGCGTAAAGTTCCTTACCTGTTTCTAATTCGCCATCAACTTCAAATTGGTTTCCACTTAAATCAGTCAATCTCTTAAAAGAGTGTTGGCTGTTCCAACTGAATATCCAATTCTTGATTTGTTGTAATTTTTGTGTAGGCGTCATAATTATTCTTTATTTAATAGATTTTCAATCTCTAACAATATATATGTATCTACATCTATATTGGAGTTATTTTTTTGATTTTCGTAAAACTTTACTAATTTACTTTCAAAGTATCCTTCTAACGAGAAACCAGCGACCTTACCTTTTTCAATAAAATCAGTATAGAACTTCTGGTTTTTAGAAAAATCTACAATACCAAACCAGGTTCCTTTTGGTAAAGAAAATCCATATTGGTTTGATTTATCGTGTTCGGGGTCTTCAATAATCCAACTTTCAACTAATGATACATTACTGATAGGTTGATTAGGGTTATGTTCTATATTTGTATTATTGGTGTTCTTATCTCTTAT